TGCCTCGCTCACAATCTCTGCGTCGGTGTAGTCCTCTGGCTCTTTGTTGTCGTCGGCGCAAATGCACTCAAAGGCAAATTGCATTTCGGGGATAGCCGTTGCGGCTTTTACGATTGCTCTCATGCTGTTCTCCTGTGTGTGTGTGTTGGCCGGAATTAACCAACAACTCAACTGTAACACGAAGTTAGAGTTTGTACAGATTTATTTCGTAGGTGTTCGTAGGTGTTTACCCTAATGCGCCGTGGCTTTGACCCACCGGCCACGGATAGCGTCGCCCAGCTTCTCGATCTCCACGCAGTTGTCGGCCATGGTTGCGCAGGCCTCGTTCTCGATGGCGATCGCGTGCTTGGTCGTCTGGATCGCCACCGTCATCATCTCCGCCCGTGCAATAGCCAGCGCCTCATCAAACTCCTGCTGAGTGAAAAACTTCACGTGGTTGTTGGTGCCCAGCAGTTGCCGGGCCAGTGGGGATAATTCTTTTTGCATTATTTTTTCTCCATAATCTTTTTAAGTATTTCGTGGGCTTCGTTCTCCGACAACTCACGTTTCGTTGCGTCACCGATTGCCGTGAACGTCCGTAGCATGGCTACCAATCGCTCATTGTCATTGTCTTTTATAAACGACAGGCCGAGCGCAATTGTGGCTACACCCGCATTCATGAAAACATTTATGGCTACTTTTGTGCCAAATGCTTTTGCTACTCCCTCCACGTAGTTTTTAATGATGTCCTCAATGATGCAGGCCTGCTCATGTATGTTTTGCAGGTCTTGCTGGGTTGGTTGGTCTTCCATGATTTACTCCTGTGATTGGCCCATGACTCGGGCCTCCATGACCTTGTTTGCACGCTTGAGCTTAGTGTTCTCGGCCTTCAGTTCATCCACGCGCCCGCTCAGGTACGTGATGCGAGACTCCGCGTGGCGTATCCAGTCCGCCACCTCCTTGGGCATCCTGTACTCCGAGACGGCCTCTGTGGAGGCCGTAGGAGCCGTTTTAAGCCGTTTTGCGGCTGACTTGAGGGCTGGGGTGCTCATTGGGCCCCCAGCCTGTCCAAGGCGTCCGCCAAATCGTCCTCGACGCTTTCAAATAACGTCTCCATGGCGTCGCGCTCTTCTTGGGCCGCGAGTATCCCGCCCAGCAACTTCGCGTCGGGATGCCCCCCGATGTAGGCCAAGCGTTCCCGCTCCTTGATCGTCAGCGTGCGGATGTCCATGTCCTGCTCCGGTTGTGGGGGCCGAAGCCCCCGGGTTGATTACGCAAACGAGTGCTCGTAGCGGGCTGCAAACTCGTCCGTGGCCTTGTCCAGCTTCAGGGCCGCCATGGTGTCCGCCAGCGTCCACAGTGCCTTGTTCAGCTTCACATTCTCCGTGACACCACCAACCGCACGGGTGGTGGTGCGCCGGCCAGTGCTGGAGCGGCCCGACACGCCGCCCTTGAGCATGTTCTCCTGCACGCGGTTGTACACGGTCCACAAGTCGTTCTGCTGGTCCTCCCAGCGACTCGCACGCAGCACGCTGCTGGGCACCACGGGAGCGTCGTCACCCCAACGGACCTGCAGCGCGGAGGTGGCGAACGCCATCTGCTCGTCACGGGACAGCATGATGCCCTTGTACTCGCCGATGCGGCTGCCGATCTGCTTGGCGTCCTCGAGCACCCGAGTGGCGCCCTCGATGACGTCGTCCACCACGGTGCCGGTGTGACGCACGCGGATGTTGTTGAACATGTCGCCGGCGATCAGGCCATTGCTGCACACGAACCGAAACACGCCGGACATGATCTGATAGCTGCTGCTGCCGTCGTGGCTGTTCAGCAGGATGATCTCGGGCACCTCGGTCTGGGTGACGATCTGGCTCTGGTGACGCATGCGCACCATGTGCTTGGTGTGCTCACGCTTGCCGGCATCGCGTACCTTGGTCTGCCGAATCTCGTAGGGCTCAAAGCCCTCGGCACGCAGGCCGTCGATCACGTTGATCGTGGGAATGAAGCTGTAGCGGTCGCCACGGCTCTCATGGGCCTCGGCTGCCATCACGCTGGGGGCGTGGAAAGCGATCTGTGCGTTGGACAGGGGGTAGCTCGAGCGGAACTCGGACTGCTTGGAAGAGGATGCGTAACGGATCATGATGAGGTCTTTCTAAAAATGCCCCCGAGGGGGCGGGGGGTTTAGCGGGAGGTAACGCGGACGGACACGGACACGGTGTTTTTGGTGTAAGCGTCGTAGACGTCGACACCGTTCTGCTCGACAAAAAACTCTTTGTCAAAGATTTTGCGGTCACAGTCCACGATCGTGGCCTTGAAGAACGAGCCTTCAAGGTTTGCACCAGCCAATTTGATTGCCGTCTTGATTGCGTCTGCCTCGGTAGTGAGGTCCGCGATCTGGGCGAGCAGCATGCCCAGACGATCTACCGAGCCTTCGTTCAACTGCACCACCAACTTTGCTTTAGCCATTTTGAAACTCCTGTGTGTTTGTGTTTAGGACCTACCGCAACATTTGCTGCGATGGATGAAGTGTACAACGCTTTTCTTGTTTTTATTGCTTTCTGCAAAATATTTCTAATTTATTTTTATTTGTTGTTTTTTGCAAACAATCCCTTCAACTTCTTCAAAAAGCCGTGCTTCAAGCTTCAACCCCTAAAGGGGTGTTGAAGCAGTTGAAGCAGAATGCCGTGCTTCTGAAGCGCTTCTGAAGCACAGTTGAAGCAGTTGAAGCACGTTGTTTCTTACCTGTTTGCATTCTCTTACGCCTTCGTCCGCACAGGCAACGTGATGCCGCCGGACGCAGTTTCTTGCAGAAAGCCCTCAGAAACGAGTTGGGTGAGGTCCCGACCGACGTTTGCCTTGCGTTGATCACGTGTATTTTCATCGCCTCGGGGGTACAGCGGCCACACCACGGTGACCAGTTCGTTGCGTGTCAGGATGCCCCCATCGACGGCCAGCAACTCACCCGCCTTCTCCAGAATCAGCTTCTTGTTGGCGCCCTTGGGGCCCGCCACAGAGGCCACGCTGGCTCTGGTGCTGTCGGTGCTGGTGATGACGCAGGTCGTCTCGTCGTCCTCGTCGTCGTCCTTGCCCACCACGATCGTCTGCAGCCGGAAGCCGTACTCGTCGCCGTCCGCCCCGCCCTTCATCTTGGTGACGGTGGCGACCCGGTCCTCGTCCGCCCGGATGATCTCTATCTCAAAGTCGGCGGCTGCACGCAGCCCGGACCAGCCCCGGGCGCCCCGGGACTCGTCCTTGCCGCTGTGGTGGATCAGGATGACCATGGCGCCCGTCAGCCGGCTTATCTCCCTGCAGTAGGCCAGCACCCGCCCCATGTCCTCCCCGCTGTTCTCATTGCCGCCGGCCATGACCTGCGCCAGCGTGTCGACCACAACCACGTCGAACTGGCCCTTAGCCCGCATCTGCTTGATGACCGCCTTGATGTCAACCGCCTCGAGGAAGTTGGGTGCTTGATCGATAAACTCCATCGGCAGGTCGGCGGGCAGGATGCCTTGGTGCAGGCAGTAGGCCTGCACGCGCTTGCGCATGTCCTCCTGCCCCTCGGCTGCGATCCAGCAGACCTTGGCACCCCTGACCTTCAGATCGCGCCACGCGACCGCCCGGGCCACCGCCGCCATCAGGTCTAAGACGAAGAAAGACTTGCCTGAGCCGGAGGCGCCGTAGATCACGCCAAGGGCGGCGTTGGGGATCAGGCCCTTGACGATCCAGCTTGCCTTCTGGCGCTTGATGAACTCGGTGGTGTCCTTGAGCCGAAATCGCTCCTCACGCGCTGCCGTGACCTCCCGCACGACCTCGTCAGACTGCAGCACCTCGGGGCTCCCGGAGATGTCCTCGAACCCGGACAGCATGTCCACCCGGGTGGTGGCCTTCGGCTTGGCCTTCTGGCAGTGCTCGACCCACAGGTACTGCATCGCCCGGTCGTGGTCTTGGTTGCGGTGCGCGAGGGCTACGTCGAAGGCGTGGTCGTTGGCAGCGAGGATCGACAGCACTCTGGCGTCGTCCAGCCCCGCGCTGTACAACTGGACCCCGCACATGTGCAGCACGCCGGACCGGTCGCTGGCGGCCTCCGGGCCGTGCAACAGGAACTCCCGGGCCATGGTGGAGATGTCGAGGTCCCCGATGTCCGGCAGCAGCACCTCAGGGATCAGTTCAGGCATCTCGAGCGCGATGACGTTGGCCGCCGGGATGCTGGACTTGCGCAGGCGCGTGAAAAGGGCCTGCAGCACCGCCGGCTGGGCCTGCACCATGGGCCGCACGCGCTTGGTGTCGCCCGTGATGGTCAGAAAGCGGGGGGAGTGGCCGGAGTAGACTTCGATGCCGACGTCGTGGTTGTTCCAGTCCGTCTCGAACGTGCCGTGGGCGAGGATACGCAGCCCGTGGCCGCTTGGGCTGATCTCGGTGTAGCTACCCATGGACTCGATGATCTCGCGTGCCCACGGGGCTATCTGGCCATCCCTGCGGCAGTTATCAAGGTCGATCCCCACCACGTCCTTGACGCCGGTCAGCACGAAGCCGAGGCCGGCGTACCGGGTGGGGTTTAGCGCCAGCGTCGCGGCGGCTGTCTCGTAGTCACCCCACTCTGCCACCTTCTTGGTGGACAGGCCGTAGTGCTGGGCGCTGTAGGGTATCTTGTCGTACTTCTTTCGGGAGTCGTTCCATATCGCCTTCCACACGGCCCACCGGCGCATGGCCTTGAGTTCTTGGGGGATGTTGGAGCCATTGAAGACCCGCCCGATGGGAGGGAGGTCTGGTGTCGTTTGTGTCATGTGTCTACCCGTGTGCTACCCAAGGAAAGGAACGACGGCGGGCGTGGGTAAAGCGCGTTCATGTATGGGATCAGCACACACTAGCCGGGTTCTCGGTCAGTTTATCAGATGCCGTCGGTCAGCAGTTCCACGATGCGTGGGTCCAGCAGCAGCGCTCGACTCACGCCGGTGGCCTGCTCGATGGCGATGGCCTGTGCCGGGGGCACGTAGCCCCTGCGCAGCCACGTCGAGATGTTCTGCTGGGTGCAGCCCAACGCGGCGGCCAGCTTGGCCTGCGAGCCGATCGCGCGGATGGCTTGGTCAATGCCTGTCAGGTCACTCATGTCTTTACCTTTGGGTGTGGGCAATCTTCTGGCACGAAAGCTAGACAGTGGACGGCGGCATACCGCCTACCCGTCCTTGCCCAGCGATCGATGTAAGTATCGGGCATTAGTTTGATCGAGTGCGTCACCGAAGACTGCTGCACCTTTAGCCGTTCTGCAAGCTGACGGGCGGTCATGCCGTCCGGCGTCTGGTCTAAAACGTCACGTATTTGTTTAGAAAGAACCACGGTGCGTCCTCAAAATTCTCGGGGTTGATGGGTATTGGCTTGGCCGGCATCGGCTTGGGCAACTCGGTCGGGAAGGGCCAGTTATCCATTGCGCTCCTTCAGGACGGCTGAAACCTCTTTATAAAAGCCTATGCTGTCAAATTCTTCAGCGATTAAATTGGTGTCAGTCGCTTTGTCGTAACCTGCATTGACCAGCTTGCTGTGCTTCTTTATGTAAAACTGTACCTCCTCCTCTGTCAGACCTTGCCACGGGCGCTGTGCTGCTCTCCACTTAA